GCACTAGCCGTTGATATCCGCGAAGGTTAAGGTAAACAACCCGCAAAATTTAAAACAACATGAAAATAACACTAGAAGAAACATTGCTTCACCAAGCAAAGACAAGGCCTGCTAAGACAGTATCCATAGAAATAAGAACAGATGAGCCGCATCTAAGAGTAATTCTCGACGAGCTCTTACTACCAGCACTGGCCGCGCTAGGATACAGCGAGACAGCATTGGCTAAGATCACATTTGACGACGAATAACAATCAAACAACATGAAACGAAATCGAGTATTAGTAATCGGCGACACACACGCCCCGGCGATGCACAGGGACTACATCCCTTTTCTTAAGAGCATTCAAAAGAAATACAATTGCAATAAGGTTGTTCATATCGGCGATCTTGTCGACTGGGCATCTATTAGCTACCATCCAAAAGCGCCATCGTTGATGGACTCGGAGAAGGAGTTTCGGAAGGCACAGAAGCAGGTTCAGAGACTACACAAGGCATTCCCAAGGGCTACCTGGTGTGTTGGCAACCACGACTCACTCACAGAGCGCAAAGCTGCCGATTTAGGCTTGCCGCTGTCAGTCCTAAAGGGATACAAAGAGCTCTGGGGGCTAGACGGATGGGAAGTTGTTCCCCGCTATGAGTCAGTTACTATCGACGGCGTTATCTACCAGCACGGCGACAGAGGCAAGGGTGGGCAAATATGCGCGGCTTATCTCAACGCACAAGAGGAACACGCATCGGTTGTTCAAGGTCATCTACACGCGCAATTTGGTGTCCTATACCACGCAAACAAGGCAAATAGAGTGTTCGGGATGCAGGTAGGATGCGGAGTTGATTATAAGCTAGAGGCAATGGCATACGGCAAGAAATACAACCGCAAGCCCATACTCGGATGCGGTGTCGTGCTTAATGGTGTAACAGCTATATGCGAGCCAATGAAGATAGGAACAGTGAGCAGGAGCAAGTAAAATCAGCTTGACATTTAACACAAATTATTAATAATACCAACACAATGACTACAACAGAACCAAGCGTTAACTTTGTTTATCCAGACGAGGAAGACACAGGACCAGACAACGAATACCGCGAAGCTAGCAGACACTTCTTGCGACTGCTCAACCTACAATGTGACTTTGTTCTATCGTCATCATCTCAGACGGTCGCTACATGGGCTGTAGCGTATGCGGTAGGTCTTGCGGTGTGTGAGGGTGTGAGCATATCAGACAGGGCGGCAAAGCTCGGCATATCGGCGCAGGCGCTATCCAAGCAAATTGAGGAATTCAGACTGTCAGCAGGTCTGCCCAAGTCAACATATTGTTACAAGCAGAAATGAGCGCAAAGAACGACATTACAGGAGACAGGATAAGCGCAAGACATTGGTCGCAGGATGCACGAGAGCAATACGACAGGATCTTTACAAACAAGGAACCAAGGGCTAATACATTGAGCATACATGAGCAAATGATAGGTGCCATCAAAGAGGCACACACAGAAGCTAATAAGTCAACACATGATGCTAAGGGGTCAATGGTTGACGCTGTGAACAAGAGACTGAAGGCGGCTGCGTTAATAGAGAAGGCGTCCAGGCTACACAAGCAAGACCTGCGCGGCTACCTGTCTGGCGTGATGACAGGAGACGAAGTGAAGAACTACCTAAGCCTGCACGATGCCGCACAGAAGCGCCCTACGTTATCAGACAAGCAGCAATTGCAATGGTGTGAGCTATTAGGTGAGCAAGAGCCAAGACCAGCAAGGAGCAAACCACAACCTACATTTATATCTGGTGTATCCAGATTTCTACGCAGGATCAATAAGGAGGTTTGCAAACGACCACTCAACGAGTGGACCAAGCAGGAGCGCGAGCAGATGCAGGACGTGTTAAAGCCGATCGTTGATCTACACAAGGAGTTGAATCTTTAGTATTATTTTAAAAAAACCCACCCCCCGCAAGGAATCTTTTTAAAAAAAATCGTTAAATGAGGTCATCATGCATCCTTTGTTAAAAAACGCCATTTTTTTCAAATCCAACTCAAACACGCAAAACCATTTCAACCGATAATCAACCGATAATCAATCAATGAGCAAACCGAGCCAAAGACAATTAGCCGCAGAGTATCAACTGTCGCCATACGTGGTGTGTAAGCTCAACGAACAGGGCGTGGACATATACGACAAGGAAGCTGTGGCTAAGGAGATCATGTCTAGGCGAACACAACCCAAGGCATGGATTAAAGGTCCACCGTGGGAGGATGAGCCAGAGAAAGAAAAGCCAAAGCAAAGCGGGGAGCGTGACCTGTTCAAAGAGCTGGACCAGATGGCACAGGATGACTACAACGGATCAAGAACGCTCAAAACCCAAATCGACGCAAAGCACAAGCTAAGACAGATTGCCATCCTAGAGGCGGAATACGTCCACAGGGAAGACGTGATAAACGACATGGAACGTATCGCTAGAGCCAACCAAGCAGCGCACAAGAAATGCTCGGCAGATTTACCAGCAATGCTGGAAGGTCTCTCAGCGCCAGAGATGAAGGCAAAGATTAAAGAATACATGATCAAGATCGACACTCAGCTAAGCGACGAGATGGATAAGCTATACAACACACAAGAATGGGATTAGCACTTACACAATTTGCCAAAGCGATGAAGCCGCCGAGTGACCTGTCAGTGGTCGAATGGGCGTGTAAATATGTCAAGCTACCACAGTCCGCGAGGTCTCCACAATTTGACATTGACTCGACGCCCTGGCTAAGGTTTCCGATGATGCAGATTGCAGACGACGAAAACAGAGAAGTCGTCCTCATTGCTCCAGTTGGATCAGGGAAAACGACGATGCTCGAGGGCTTGCTTCCTTGGATTATATCAGAAGAACCAGGGCCTACGCTGGTAACATTCCAAACAGACAACGACGCGAGGGACTGGGTAGATACAAGGTTTCACCCATCGCTCAAGCTGAACGAAAAGGTCAAGCCACTGATCCCGACAGGAAAACATCGAGGCAATTTTAGAAAGAATGAAATCTTATTCCCACACATGCCGCTGTTTATGGGTGGTGCTAATATTAGTAATTTGCAGTCCAAGTCTATCAGGTGGGTATACGGGGATGAGGTTTGGATTTGGAAAGATGGCATGCTGGAGGAGGCACGGCGCAGAACACATGACCGATGGAACAGTAGAGTAGTTCTAGTCTCTCAAGGTGGAAGCGATGGAGACCAGTTGGACGTGGCATTCAAGGATGGCAACATTCACGATTTCTGTTTTGAGTGTCCTACATGTAAGACCGTTCAGCCGTGGGAGTGGAAGCAAGTAAAATACAAACACCACAAAACTAAAGCCGGAGACTGGGACTGGGACAAAATAGGAAAGTCCGTTTATTACGAGTGCGCGAATAAGAAGTGCAAAAAGAAATTCAAAGACAAGCCAGACGTCCGCAGGGGACTGTCTAAATCTGGGAGATACGTTAGCAGGAACAACAACCACAAGCCCGGCAGAGTTTCAATGACATACCCAGCAATGGCTGTGTGGTGGATCGAGTGGAAGAAGCTAGTAGGTGAGTGGGTATCAGCACAGGACGCCCGTAAAAAACTAAACATGGCGCCATTCAGGCAGTTCATCCAGAAGCGGCTAGCTCAGAGCTGGGAAGAGCCGCAAGAGACGATTACACTAAAAGGATCAACAGAAATATACAGACTGAACAAGTATCACGACGGCGCAAAATGGGAGAAGGAGATTGTCAGATTTATGACCGTTGACGTGCAGCAAGACTGTTTCTTTGTTGTTATTAGGGCTTGGAGCGGAGAGGGTGAGAGCTGTCTAATGTATGAGGGCAGAACGAACGAGTGGGAAGGTCTGAGGATACTTCAAGAAAAAATGAAAGTGGAGAACAGGTTTGTATTTGTCGACCGTGGATACAGACCTGAGACAGTCGCGCTAGAGTGTAGCAGAGCGGCAACAAAAGACGACCCAGCCACGTGGAATTGTTTACTTGGCGAGGAGTCAAACGGCTATGCAATCAAGGTTAATAACAAGCAGGTAACGAGGCCGTTCTCAACAATCAAAAGAGCGCGAACTACTAAGGGTCTGCGGTGGCGGTATGTGAAGTTTTCAAACCTACTCGCCAAGGATACGCTGGCGGCACTGATGCGCGGAGAAGGCGCAGGGTGGCACATTGGAAGCGACTACTCAGCGGAGTATAAAAAACAAATTCAGAACGAGAAAAAGGTGGAGGTGTCGCCGGGTCGGTGGCGCTATGTCGTCAAAAAGAAATGGGTCGGGAACCACCTCTGGGACTGCGAGACAATGCAGATAGTCGCGGCGTCGATTTACGGCGTATTCAACACGGAGGAGGAGGTTTAATAATGTCGGTTGAATTCAAAACAGATTAGTAATGGCTATTGCATCGGGATTCATTGGCACGCTTAGACGCTACGGCGCAAGGAGCAGTGCAAACAAAAAGAAGCTAGAGAAGTGGCTCGACGCAGCTATCGAGGAAATTGCTGATAATAACGGCGGGCATCTAGTCGGGGCGTCTGCTAACGGCGCTTCGTTCTCACAGATAGCGACGATGACCAATGCAGAGTGGGCATCAGCACTAGACAAGGCGCTACACATGATTGAATGCGGAGTTAAAACCACCTCTAAGAGCTGGGGGCAAATAGGATAATCTTATGATACTAGACTCAAACGGAAACCCCACGACGACTGGACCGCGCAAACTCGTTGCAGCTACTGATAGAAGCGACAGGGGAAATCCTTGGATACCAGACTTTTCGCGAGATCTTGATGATTTATTTAGCCAGAACGACTGGAGGTCTACAGTCTCACAATCACGACTAATATTCTCAAACTTTGGAGTACCACGTGGGGCAATATTCCAGAAGGCGGACGGTGTGGTCGGCAGGGCATGGGAGCCAGAGTTCAAAGGAAAGGACACGGACTTCGGAAACCAAGCTAAAGAATTTCTTAAATCATGGTTCAGTGTTTGCGATGTTAAAGGCAACCTTTACGACTTCAAAACAAACCTGTGGCTTGACTCGGCGGCAGTAGATAGGGATGGAGACGTGTTCGTATTGCTGACGCAAACTAAGACGGGATACCCACAGATTCAACACATACCAGCTCACAGGGTCGGCACTCGAAACGGAGTAGATAGAGTAGAGCGCGGAACATATAAAGGCTTGAAGATAAGAAACGGCGTAGTTGAAAACAAAGCTGGCGCACCTGCTGCCTATTGCTTGCTAGGCGCGGATGAGTCAGAGGATCAATACATCGATGCCCGCGACATCGTCCATATCGCTGATCCATCGTGGCATGGTCAATCAAGGGGCATACCCAGCTTGACCCACGCAATAACCGAGCTGCGTAAATCTAAAACATCAGAGGAGTTTGAGCTAATGGCACAGATGATGCTATCAGCGCATGCGCTTGTTGAATACAACGAGACAGGAGGCGTAGACCTAGACGACCCTACAACACTGCTCACGGGGCAGGCTGGAGACGACGACAGGCTCGCTGTCAATACTTACTCTGGCGGCATGGTAAGACACTTTAAAAGCAACAGTGGAAGCAAGATAGAGAGCATCTCGCACAATAGACCTGGTGACATGTGGGATTCATTCCAAGATCGCATTATTAGACAGGCGCTTGCAGGCATACCGTGGCCGTCAGAGCTTGTCTGGAAGTCAGACGGAGCAAACGGAACGACCATCAGAAACATACAAGCCAGAGC